CAAGTGGGCCGTGCAACGCAAGACTTTGAGAATTATCTGTCACGCATCTCAAACAGAATCCTTGGGCGGCTGGAAAAAGGTGAGTACGCACCCACATCAGCCATGAATAACCGCAATCGTCCCATGGACATGGATGACGATAAGAAGGAACTGTCCAAGATTGGTGGCAAAGCCACTCGTGAGATCTCTAAGATCCTAGGTGTTTAGAATAGGCACTCATATCGGGTGCCTTTGTCTTTTGTGTCTGGACCCAAGACAGGGAACACATACTCATACCCACGGATTTTCTCCAGCTTTTCTAAAAGAGCAAGCCCGTTCTTCTTTAAACGTGGGTGCTGTCTGTCGATGAACATGACAATCTCACACTCATTCTTGCCAGTTTTCTTTTGGCGAATGAAACGACCGATAATCTGAGACATCAACTCGTGTGATACCACATGGTCAGCCACGATGCCTCCACGTATCTCATTTATACTGACGCCTTCCTTCACCAACGGCGTGATCAGGACAGCTCCAGGCGTTTTCTTGAGCCATTCAAATGTCTCATCTCTTTCTTTGGAGTCGTGGGTTGAGAAAAGTATCTTCACCAACTCTGGCTTTACAAGCTTAGAAATGCTCGCTTGAAGGATCAGAATGTGCAAGGTTCTTGTGGCCACAACCAATGTGGGATGGCCCTGATCAGAGAAGTGTTTGGCCCAGTCTGCAATGAGTTGGTTTCTTTCCTTGAATTGAATGATGCCCAAGTCATTCACTCGTTCCAACAAACACCAGCGAGATTCAATCTCAACGTCATTGCCATCCACTTGAACATGGTGCATGTTTTGAGTGGGTATCAACTCACCCTTTCTGTCTCTCTTAAGACCATCTTCCTCGCTATCTTTGTAGTCGCCCGTCTTCTTATCTGGCTCAGCCTTCTCAAACACGGGTCCAACATAGTTGGCTTTGGACCACTTGTTGTCAATCAAGACCCAGGCTGGACTTTCAGGACGGGCTGTGTGGGGCAGATGTGAAAACCTATCTTTCCAATCCAAGTTGTCCACCACGTAGATTGTGGGTTTGGCCACACGGCCCACTCGGATAAGAGGGTCAACTTCAACCCTATTTCGTATGGGACCGACTAAACCATGAATCCTTGAAAAAGAAACCACGTCATCCTCACGAGTGGTGTCTGACGCACCTAGTCGAAAAAAGGCTGGAGTGGACAGGAGTATTCGTTGCCAACTCTCACTGGATGAATGATGACAGTTGTGAACTAGTACGCCATTTGCGAAATAAGTGTGGGTGTCTTCAACCTCAAAATTGTACACATAACCATCTGGACACAAGCCGCCAAATTTTCCATCACGTCCTTGTTCCAAAATCTCAACACTGTCCACCCAAGTGATTCCAGTCTTGATGTCTTCCACTGGTCTATCTTTTTCTGCTTCAATGTGTGGTGTGACATGCCGTCCACTTCTATCGCCAACTTTATACTTGGATTGGCTATGTCCACGACATAGCACTTTGGACCATGCTCGACAGCTGTACCCTTTAGCGAAATTGAGACCTCTGTAGGTAAATTCAAAGTGGTGGCCAAGATTTTTTGTGATGCCGTCAAGGACCCATTGCCACCTCTTTTTGATGGAAACGGACGACCAGATAGTGTCTTTGATACTTTGGCTCGTATCTCCGGTCGTTTCATTGGATTGTTGTTTTTCATCCTCTGTGACGCATATTGCCTGTTTGTTTTGGCCATGGCCGCTGAAGAGGCCAAACTCCTGGAATGATTTCGACACTGTTTGGAACAGTACACGAATTCGTTCCATGGCTTTTGAAAAGAAGGACCTTGGCTGGAGCAAGACACCAGGACTTGGCATTGACAACATGTTTGAGATTTTGTAATCTCGGCGTCTTGTCTCTGGAGAATTTTGGCACACAGTTTTGAACAACACCCTCTCCTCATCTTCACTCTTGCCAATGACCCGTGATAAGGATTCCTTTTCGATGGGAAAAAGAGGGTTGTGCAAATACAGCACTTTACTTGGTAGCTCACCAGCATTTTGCGATAGGCCGTGTGGTACGCCATACACCATAACTACATCATGCCTCTTTAGATTTATGGCTGGAGTCCAATGGCCATTAGCCAAAATTGGGTGTCCAAAAGTGCAAACAACACTTCTGCCATCTTGAAATCGGACTCGAACAAGAGAAGACGGTCTGTTTTTGAAGACCCTCACAACCTTCTTTCTCACAACAGTGTGGCCATCCCAGGAGTCAACGTGGTCTCCAGGTTTAATAGACTCAATGGTTTTGTGGCCAATGATCGTTCCAGCTGGAAAACACTCATCAACCAACACTGTCATGAAAGTTCTGAACCACTTCTCGTAAGTGAGTTCATCATAGTTAGCATGCATACATGCGGCTGTGGCCACCACCATGTCTTTGCCCTCACAGTTTTTCTTGCCACCGCCAAATTGGGTGATGTCCCAGTCAGGAAGGAACTTCTTGGACTCACGGTAGACTTGGTTGATAAGTCGTTCAGTGGGAGTCAAGTACAAAAAACGAGACTCAGGAAAACGCCGCTTGATCATGGCAGCAGCTGCACAAAACATGGCAGTCTTGCCACCACTGACCGTGACCTTATGAACACCGTGGCCATGATTCAACCAGGACGCAATGCATGACTTCTGGTTTCCGTCCAGTTCAAAGTCAGAGACTAGTAAATCATCAGGGACATCATCTACAACCAGACCATGAAACGGACTCTTGATGAGTTTTTCCTTGTCAACCTCAATGTGCAATGTCTTGCAAGCTTCAAGCACAGAGTCCTGCAAACCACGAAGAGCCTTTCCAGCTTGGGCAGCACTACGCTCAATCAGCTTCATGTAGCCATCCCAACCCTTCTTGCCACCACTCATCTTGTAAAGCTGGTATGAATCAGCCCGCCAGTAATTAGGTGGCCTTATCTTAGTGGCCTCAATAAGTGAAGACAGCTCTTTAGCATCACCCTCAATGTGGATGTATATGGCAGTCTCTCGTACAAAAATCATAGATCGAATCGTGATACCCAGGCGTCTAGTGGTTGGTGGCCCACTCGTTTACCATCAGGCTGGGTCCACCAGAAAAACATCTGGTCTTGAGTTATTAGCTTATAACCAAACTGAAACAAGTACTCACACATGGCCTGGTGCTTGGCCTGTGAGTCGTGTGTCTCTAGAAATATGGTTTTAAAAAAGGTTATGTCACGGCGATGTGCTGACCATAGAACATTGTACTCATAGCCTTCTATGTCCATCTTCAGAACTGCTCTGCCCTTATAGGACTGGTGGTCATGGGTTATCTCCTCCAAAGGAATGCTTAAGATTTCAGAACCCTGACCCACCTTTGAGTTATTATTGTCATCACTGATGAGAACGGGTTTATAGTCATGGCTAACTGCACAGTTGTGAAGCACGAAACTGCTGTGGTTACCAAAACAATGGTTCAATCTTTGGTAATTTTTAGCGTTGGGTTCAACACAAATTACTTTCTCAGCTTGACCATGAAAATGGGCCATGTAGGAAAAAGTGCCCATGTGAGCACCAATGTCTACCACAAGGTGGTCCTTAAAACAACCTGGACTAAGAAAATAAGAGTTACGTGTTACAACTTCATCAAACACACTCGGGTTCCCATCACGTAAAAAATCTAAGTCGATGTTACTCATGTCTATCCCGCGTGATTCGCTTTTATTGGCCTGTTAAATCTGTGTACACCTTTATTTTCTGGACAACTTCATCGAAGGGTATTGCACTCAATACGGCACACTGGGGCATATTAGCTGTGGGACAGTATTGAGGAAAAGAAGTTGTATATGCATGGCATGGGGCCATGTGGCAGGCGTCTCTTTTAAAGATGGGTGAATGGTTCCTGTAATATTGCACTCTAGTTTCTGGGTCAATGGGTCCCCACAATCCAACGCAGGGTATTCCTTGTGAACCAGCAATGTGCACAACCATGCTATCAGGTGCAACGCAGACCTCAGCTTGGCCAATCATGGCCCATAGCACCCTTAGATTAGGAGCTGTATAGGGTACAACATTAAAAGGGTGGTCCTTTAGCATGTCCTTGAAAACATGCGAGTGGCCTATGCCATCATAGATGGCATACCAAATGATGTCAGGGAACTTTGATGCCACATGCTTCAATAGGCTGACAGACTCGTCAGGAGTCAGTGACCTCACTCGTGATGCAGCTGACAACTGAAAGATGCCCATGCGTCGGCCAAAGATTGTGTTGCTAGCTGTGGTTACCTCGTCAGGTGTAAAGCGTGGAGCCACGCACTTTAAGGCTGGGTCCACCGATGAGGGATCCATTCCTATCTTGAATAGCATGGAATCCAACGGGTGGAGCTGAGGGTGGTGCTCATCCAAATTGGCCACCACTTCAAACATAAGGTGGTGATCAAAAAGGCCAAACACTGACAAGTCCATGGGAAGTACATTCACTGACCTTATCCATGAGAAATTTGACCAGCACTCAGCATTTCCTGGGTCAACAAGGACGTGTACTTTATAACCCATATTGTGCAGTATAAGGGTAAGAGGCCAAGTCATAACCTGGTCGCCAAAACCGCCACAACCATTGTAAACAAGAACGTTTCCACCCTCACCTTTTCTGGCCACAAAATTGGCCAGTCTGGGTTCCAGAAGCGATTGTTTGAGTATTGACTTCTGGAAATCCTGGCTCTGTGAGAGCTTTACAAGCTGTGCTCGGCCAAAAATATAGTGACTTCCGGGCAAACCCTTAAACACTGATTGACCCGTGCTTTTGTTGAAGTGAAGTTCAACATGCTTATGAAAAGTAATGATATTCATTGGAATAGCTTTCTTCGACCCACAACCTTGTAACCACGACTGGAAAGACGCACATCTTTGATAGTGTTGTCTTCTGTGATGTCTTGACGCATTCGAATTTCGCTGAGAGTGCCTTCTATACGTATGAATCTGCGGTGCTTAAAGGCGTCGTCCACAAACTCTGGGTCCTCAATATCAAACTTCCTATCCCTTACCTTTGTGAGGAATTCTTTCATGAGTACAAGAACTGTAGTTAGAGACGTATGAAACTAAAGAAACAGGCCGGACAATTTAATACGTACAGCGCAGAGCTCACCTACGGTGAAATCCTTGTGTTACGCAATGGACTTCAGAACAGCCCAGGTATGGGCCCTGAAGCTGATGAAATGCTAGAGGGTTTTAACTGGTACTTGGAGAAGATGCCAGAACCAGGTGAAGAGGGTGACAAGAAGGAAGGCACCTCTGACAGCCCTAACATGGCCAAAGATAAGGCTGATGATGCGCTGAGCCCCATGTTGCTAGAACCCGCTCCAGGACAAGAAGACACAGTGGCTGGAGAAGACGACAGGGATGAAGAGACGCTTGCCGACAGACTGGGCGTGAATGCGGAGGAAGAGGAATTGCCTGAGCCTCCCACACGCTAATGAACAGTCCGCTCATCACTGATAGCTCATTGGGCTCAGAAAGTTTTAAAGTTCTGAGCCTCAATAATGCATTGTACACTCACTCCTTGGAGGGTTTGAATGCCCACGACTCTGAAGGGGTTGTGGCCTACACCTTCACAGATTCTGGAGGCAACAGCCTGAGTGTCTATAGTCTGCTGATTGGTGGGCAAAATCAAAGTGGCACTGTACAAAAAGTCTACTTGCCTATAAAGAGCTTTGTTCCTGTGCCAACAGTTTCTGGTCTTTTTGAGTACAGCTTTGTGGGGCTTGGGTCTGTGCCCACGGCTGAGTCCACCAGTTCAACAAACCTTGGTTTTCAAAGTCAAGATGACTTTGATTTAGCTTTGGTAAATTTGACCTTGGAAATTAACTCAGATGCAAGTACCTCTGCAGATGAGAAAACAGCCATGACAAATCTTCTTAGCACGCTCCAGTATGGGTCCGCTGACCAAGACTACGACCAGGTGGTGAATGGAGTTACCTACACCATTCATCTCACCATCTACACTTCACAGGCTTACATCCTTGTATCCTATCAAAGATGAGTGCTACTAGCATACTAACATCTGAAGAAACGCTGTCCTTAGAGCAACGGACCTCCCAGGCCCAATCAGCTCTCGAGGAACACGTTGAGCAGAACCATGGACAAACGCACCTAGGCCTGCTGATAACCACGCCAGTCAACCCATACAAGGACAGTGCGGGCCAAAGTTGGCCATCTAGCAGTGCTAGAATTGTTGTAATACAAGTCAGTGGCGTCAAGTACTATGTGCCAGCTCAAATTGTGCCATGAACTCATCTCAACTGATAACCGCCAGTGATCTGGCGTCTGTAACGGCCCAAGTAGACCTGCTGGTGGCCAACATAGAGGCGCACCGCAACTTAAGCTTGCCCGTTTCTCATGGCAACATTACAGTGGTGGATGAGGCAGTCTATGACAATAGTTCCACGCCTTTTGATGACTCACCCAATTCTCCCATAGGCAACAAGGTTGGCACAGTCACCCTTCAGATTGTGGCTAATGGCCAAATCTACAGTATACCAGCCAGTCTGTCACTGTATGGTCCGCCAAGAGTTGGCACCATAACCCAACAACTAAACACAGAGGCTTTTAGCTTTGCGCCTGAAGGAGGCACTCCGCCAAGTGTTACTGTCACGTGTGAGTTTACAGCATCACAAGCCACCGTTGTAACATGGGAAGTGTATGTGGGCAGCGCTTGGGTTAGCATGAACGCCATCTATTACTATTTTGGTGGGGCCCAGTACTCTGGTGTGCAGTCTCACAGTTTTAAGGCCTCAACGGCCACATTCACGTTTAAGAATGCCGATGGCTCCTCAGGCACTTCAACTGTTACGTCTGGCCTAGTTCAATACACCACACCCAGCTACACCGAACCATCCGCTCAGACAGCATCACTGACAATGGCCTTCTTTTCAAATGATACCACAGGCAAAATTACTTTGGGAAAGATAAGGCTGAAGATAGACAACTCAGCCATTGGTGGTGGAATTCGTTACTCAGGCGAATGTACCTGCACTTTGGAAGATCAGACTGGTTCTTGGATAGTGTCAGCCATTGAACATCCCTGGACTGACCTGGAGCTCAAGAGACTATTTAGGTTTAAGACATGGGCTTGCAAGCACCAAGCCTATGAAACGTCAATCTACAGAGGGTCCTTGGGACGTCAACTAGTCGAGAGGATGGGGGCCAGATTCAACGAATCTGGCCCAAAAGAAAAAGTCATCGCCATGCTTAATTCAAACATGACGATGACCCAAAGATACTCGACCTACAGGGCACTGATCAAAGAGTACTTTAAGAAGTATTGGCCTGATTGCCCCAATTCACACGTACAGAAAGAATTAGGCAACAACGATGCCAATGTATGAGATGGCCACACGGGTATCTGCAGTGTAACCAGCAGGCAGGGTTATCTGAACTGTCGCAGTCGGTGTAATCAACTTGGATGTCTGACCAGCCGTCTGAAATGCATCATCCACTGTGACTGTCACGAAAGTGTTGGACGTTGTAAAGGGTGCGGGTAGAGTCAACACCAGATTGCCTGTTCTCATCATCACCAATAATTGGCCCTGGATTATCCTGAATGTGTTAGCACCCAGCGTAAGTGTGGTCACACCAACAGTATAAGAACCAGCACCATTGACAAGAGCAGCATAACTGCCTGAAAGAGAAGTGGTTGTACCAGAGTAAGCAGTGGTGATGGTTGCAGTCGTGGAAGCGATAGACGCAGAACCACCTGCTGCACCACTGAGTCCTCTTAATCCACCGGGTGAAACACCCGCACCAGAGGATATTGTTCCTCCACCCGCCTGGCTGTAGCCACTTGGGTTTGTGGCAGAGATCTGGTCGGTGGACGTCTTGGAAGCCACCGTAAAATAACCAGCAGTGGCAATGTAGATGACCTGACCCACAGTCATCCAACTGTTGTCACCCACATAAATAGTCACACTGCTCGTTTCACCTGGCATGGTGAAACTGGTAGTCACCGTGGTGTAAGCAGGGCTCCCAGCACCATTGCTGCCACTGTAACCTGAAAAACCAGAGGCACCTCGTGTGCCGGAGAAGCCAGAATTTCCGGATAGGCCAGATGAGCCTGAGTAGCCAGAGGAACCTCCGCCATTTGTGGACGTGGTAGGAATCAGCAGTGAGCCTTGAACCACCGCCACAGGTCTCATAGTGATCTGTACATCAGCACAGACCTCAGCGGTTGCACTGCCAATGTTGGTCACCTTGATGATGAATTCACCCTCACCATAGAAAGTTGTTTGGCCACTGACTTCACTCAGGGTAGAAGACACTGACGTGCCTGTGGTGGCTCCGTAGGTGGATGACCACAAGACCTCAACACGTACAATGTTAGAAGGCGTTGAAGCCACAATGCCATTCAAAACTCTCGCTTCAAAGCCAGAAGGTATGCGGTAGTTCAGCACCACTGTCGACTGTGAAGCTGACAGTGAGATACGAGGAATTGGCAGGTCAATGATCTGCTCCTTGTTGTTGACCTCAGAGATGAGTTGGTTGATCACCTCAGCCAAGATGTTATCTCGTTCAGAAAGATTACGTGTGGCAAAAGATATAGATGTGGCTGAGTTTGCGTCTGTATTGGTAAGGTGTCTTACGTCACCGTTACCATATGGAAGCCCAGCAGCTTTTGGAAGTATGAGTGGAGTGATCATGGCTTGTAGTTGTACTCGACCTTGTCCGAAAAGGACTTGTAGAGTTTGAGGTGAAAGCGAACGCGTTCATCCAAGAAAAAGTATCGCTGTACCTTTTCAACACCTTGTTTTGAACGCTTAAAATTCATCGACACTGATTTGCCTTTAATTATCTTGGGCGTGATAGAACCCACATGTCCAAGATTAACTTTGCTAAGGTTTATGACGGCTTCCTCCACAAGTCCAACAAGACAGTCATGAACCTTGTTGGCATCAACGTAGGACAACTCGCAGTCTTCCATGAACCTGCGAATTATCTTGGCCTTCGTGATAGATTTGGACTTTTTAGTCATGAGTAACTAAGGCCTAAAGTCAAAAACTGATTGAGGGCTTGAACCTGTATTGCAACGTTTATTTGACGTTGGTTTGGCTGTCTCTCAGTGGTTATGGATATCACACTGACTCTTGGTTCAAATTTTGCAATGGCTTGATTCACTTCTTGTTGCACCTGAGCTTCAAGAACAGAAGAGTCTAGTTCAAAAACCAACTTGCTAATCTGTGTGCCAAAGTCAGGATTCATCAGACGCTCACCTTTCTGTGTGAGCAACAGATTGCGCAAGTCAGAAGATATGACTTGGATGTCTGAACCTCCATTTAGTATCCATCGACCAACAGAGGCGTTATCTGGCAATATTGGACCACGCAGAAACCCACGGTTTACTGCCACAACCACTGCTGAGCCCACGTCCAGGTAGATGACATTCAAGTCAGTCGTTGGAGTGGGTGACTTGAAATTTCTACCCAAGACCTTGATGACGTAGAAGCCCTTATTGGCATAGGTGTGGCTGTAAGTGCCAGTCACAACATTGCTGGACTTAAGAGCTGAAGGGATCTCAGTGGTGGTTCCATCACCCCACTGAATAGTGCCAGTCAAATACGTGAGAGCTGGATCAGTCTCAGTGAGTGTCACTGAGACTGATACTGTTTGGCTCTTCAGTGTATGACTTGTCGTTGTCGTCATTTGTTCAGTCGAGTATACTTACGCCAAGCAGGCTCGTTGTCTTTATCCGATTCAAATATTGGCTTTGGACCCTGATCCTGTGCTTGCGCCTGTGGCTTTTCTGTGGACTCTTTGATAAAGAGTGGCGTCATCTTGGTCCTCTGGTTCTCATTAAGAGGTTTCTTGGGCCCGTCCTTGGGCCCGTCCAATGCCTCCTTGCTTACCTCGAAGCCATTGCCAGCAATCATTCTTCCTTCACCGCCAATCATGATACCGTCACCCTCACGAATACGAGGAACAGACAGCACGTCAGAGGCTCTGCGGTACTTTTTCTTGGCGTGATTATCCAGATGAGAGGCTTCCACGATTGACTTGATCTTCATCATGATCTGGCTCTTTTCAGGGTCAAGGCGTGACTGAATGGTCTCAAAAATCCTCTTCAGATTATCTGGGTTGCCCTTAGCTTCGAAAGCGGGTGCTTCCATCGGTGAGGGCAAGGCCGTCATAAAGACATTGACAACATTGTCAGGCAAACGTAGGTAACGCTTGAATATAAGTTCAACCCAGGCTTCTTTCGGCAAGTTATAAGCGGCCATGACGTCAGCCAACTTGCTGAGAATATCCGCCTGAGTGGATAACAAGTCCAACTTCATCTGGTCTTCCAACCCACCAATGTCAGCCATCTTGGCTTGAATGTTGAGTGAATCAAGGTTGGTCTTGCCCTTAAGAATAGCGTGGAAATTTCCCAACCAAGTGTACTGGGAAAGAATGGGCTTACGAATGGACCTTACCTTGCGAAGGAAGCGAATGTCTTGGGCTAGAAGTGATTTTCCAGAGGGTGCACCTCCACCACCAGAATCACCAATGCCAAACCAACTTTTGGGCATGCCAATAATGGAATAGAAAAGGTCAGTCAACAACTCAATGTCATAGACATCAGGCACATTGGCAGTGCCTGCGAGTTTTGTGATGGTGTGCTGAAACCCCTTGGGCATTGCAACCCACAAGACTGAATCAAGAGCCCATGGGTTGTAAAAGCTCTTGAAATCAGTGGGAGCCGACATGCTGTCTGTGTCACCCCGTCCAAATGACTGCTTGCTACGAAGCATTTGCTTCCACCGCTGAACCGTACGCATTTGGTCAGCAGGGGCTTGTTCTTGTACGTCGATGTTGATCACATAACGATCAGGCTGAACCTGAGCTCTGTGCACAACCATCTGGTCCACCGCCATGCGAAGCTTCTTGTAAATTCCTTGAGCTTCATCATAGATGGCCTCACCATATTCAGATGTACGCATGCGGAACATACGACGCATGTGTAGCATGTCCCACGGGTACCAAAGGTCTTCACTGCGTCCTTGTGTCGCAGCAATGGAAGCACGTGGAATCTCTGTCGTGCCGTCAGCGGCCACAAAAATATCGTTGGCCCGTGGCTTACGATCTGACCACTTGAAGCCAATGCATTGGCGATTTTTCTCTAACCAGTAACGACGGACAGCCTTTGGATGGATGAAGTGCAGACCCAAGACGCCTTCACCTTGAGCATACTCAATCTTCTCATAGTGGTTTCCAAGAGCAGCCAGGTACCAAACTTGAGAATTGAGAATGTCTTCAACCCCAATGAGGTCAAGCATCTCGTTGAGATCGTCTTCAAACTCAGCATCATTGCATTCAAACCAAAGTGTTCCAGGGTTGATTGGATCACGTTGGGTGGCTTCCTCAACTAACTCAGTCAGAGCCGCTGCCATCATGTCCCAGGTTCCCATTTCCTCCCAAAGATCAAGTACTTGATCCATGGATGTGGGACGCTTCATGATTGTCGCGTACTTCATCCAGGTATCTGGATTGGCCACGCGACTGGCGTCCATGAAGTCGTCTGTCAGCTCCTGGCCAGCTGACGCGGTATTTGCACGAGGAATGATCGAGCTGACCGGGTCTCCCGAGCCAATAAAGCCCATCCGTCTCAGCAATTCTGTCCCTATGGTGCTAAATTTCATATGTTCTTGTAAACTAAGGTAGAGTATGTTCTCTTAACCATGACAGAACAAGGTAACCAAAACATTCGTAGTAAGGTTAAGACGCCAGGAAAAGAAGAAGTTATTGCCTTTAGATTAGAAAAGAATGACTGCGTTGACTTAGATAAGGCTGTGCAAGATCTTGGGATTAAGAGCGTCAAGTCACGTGGGCATGTGAGCCGTAAGATTGTCAAGGACTTTCTCATGGGTCGGCTGGTGTACATCACACCGGAACACCAGTTGTTGGACCCTGCTCGGAATCGTCCGATCCATCCAGGTCTTGTGGATTTAGTTTGACTCTAAAAGCAAAGTGAGTCTGGCCTTTCTGCTCAAAAGAGAATGAAGTGTTTGGCTCAGCAATAAAAGCCTTGATCACATCCACTTGCTCTTCAGGCACTTTTCTGAAGAGCAGTTCGACAACGTAGTCATTTCCTTCCTTAAGAATCTGAGTGGCCTCAAGAAATGACATCAAGGCAGGAGATGTCATGAGTCTCAACAGAAGACGGTCCATGTAGGCTTTGGCCTTTTCGTCCAAAACCTCACTAGCAGTGTCTTCCATCAGAAATTGTAAAATTCGATCAATTGTCACGGCTTAAGTACAGTTCTTGAATTTGTGATTGAACCCATTAAGGCTGAGTGGAAATGGCGCACATGTGAGGATCTGCCAACACCAGCTCCATATGTTACCACCTCTGGCTTTGCTGTAGATCCTCAAGGTAATTTTCCACTCATCTATCGTGGTCCCAATGTCCGTTCTGCAAAGAACTGCTGGTCATTGCCATCTGGGTTGCACGAATGTGGTTTTACTCTGGCTCAACAGTTTGCAGTGGAACTGGGTGAGGAGCTGAATCTTGAAGCAGATCCAACCAGAGGTAAGATCATTGGTGTCTATGAGAACATAGCAGCCATAGACAAGTGGCACTGGGTCATTGCTGTGCTTGTCATGCCTGTAAAGACTTTGGACACAATAGTGAACAAGGAACCGGATAAGCATCCAGAGATCAGAAAAGCTCACTACACTCAACTCACTGAGATACTTGGTCTTGACTGGGCGCCACAATTGGGTCCATTCATCCAAGAGAATGCTAGTTCCATTCGAAAATCAATTGTAAGGTTGCTCTGATGCGATTTCTAATCTATGGTGATCTCCAGGCCTCTGACGGCCATGAGAGGTGTTTCAATGATCCAACCATGCCATTGCAAAGATGGCGTGTCAACAGGATCATGGACTTTCTCAAGGAAACCTATGACACACACAAGTGTGATGGCCTGATTGATCTTGGTGACACCACAGATGACAGACAGGCTATTCCCATTCCCACTATACATTCTGTCCTTACGCCGCTGTCTTCTTTCAAAGGCAAAAATATAAAACTCATGGGCAACCATGAGCAATGGTTGAGGAGCACTGAGGTTCACCCTGGTGTGATGTACAACAACATCTTCAAAGTGGTTAAATCCCATGAAGTGATTGATTTCCCAGGGTGTGAAGCTGTCTTTGCGTGTGTCTCATACATTGACAATGAGGAAGAGCTAAAGAAGATCGTCATTGAAACAGTCAAGAAAGCACAAGAAAAAGCTGGCGGTAGGAAGGTTATACTTCTTGGACACTTCTCAATTCAAGGAGCCACCGCCCATGGTGTTACACTTCAAGATGGTCTGGCCAATGATGATATTCCAAAGGTCGATGCAGCCTTTTTTGGTCACATTCACAAATTCCAAGAGTTAAAGCCAGGGTGCTTCTATGTTGGCTCACCATTCCAACAAGACTTCGGTGAGATGAATGATACGAAGTATGTGATGGTCCTTGACACAAAAAGTGGAAAAGCCCAACTGGTAGATACCAAGATGCCACAGTATAGGCGGCATACCTTGGCCCAATTTGAAGCCACTGTTAGAGAGGACTCAGAGGACAGGTTTGAAGTTAGAATGAAGTCCTTTGAGGAGGCCCAACGATTCTATGGCCACCCACTATCACACAGGGCTGTTCCAGTTTATGACTACATCGAGTCAGCCACCAATAAGCCCAATGTTGAGACGTCCCAGAAGGAGGTTGTGTTTGACGTGCAAAACTTAATGAAGGCCTACTTAGAAAATAACCCACCAAGTAAGAAGGGCCTAGACATTCCACAAGAAGACCTGTTGACCTTCGGCCAAGAATTGATGGCCCAATAAGGTCTAGAAGATTGATCTTGAATCATGTTGGAAGTAGTCATTCCGAAATAGTGTGTTTATACCGTAAGTTAAACAGGTTCGAGTGAACCTAAACCCACAAAAACATGAATCAAGTCAGTCAAGTAAGTTTTGGAACGGACATCACACGTTGCAACGGCTACTTGCAGTACGCTAACGAGCGCCTTGGAAATCTCGATCTTATCATCGAGAACACTTCAGATTACGATCTGTATTTCCAAGCCAAGGTTGCTTCGACGCTCACTGCCAGTGGTTTCACCAACATTGGCTCAGCTGTCACCATTAAGCCTAAGGGTGTAAAGACCCTTAGCTACAACATCCTCGCTAAGAAGTTCGGCTTCTTCGGTTCTGGTGTTGATAGTGCTGGTGCTGCTAAGTCGGTCACGGCCAACGTGTCCACTGTGCTGCGTAACAAGGGCGATCTGCGCGGCGCTCAGGTTGACATTGTCAACGCCGGCAAGCGCGGTTGGGGCTATGATGCGATCTTCAATGATCCAGTCATCGGCAAGTACTGGGGCAATCCTCCGGATGCTCCGAATGGCACCTCGCCTGCTTCGGACGGCTACGGTGGCACGTCCGGTGGCGGTGGCGTCTAAGCCATTACCACAGCAAAACGGCCTGCAGAAATGCAGGCCGTCTTTTTTGTCTATGTGGCAGGATCAACTCTGAAGGTGACCATAGATAAAGTTGTCCTGGATGAAGCAGTACGTCTTGCCGTCAATGTTCAGGGGTGTTAGACGGCCACGAGCAGGGAAAATCTCATCGCCGATGTTAGCTTCGATATCTGCTTGTGAACCTTTCTTAGCCAACTTGAAATGATGAAGCTCATGCTGAGAATCTTTGGAAGTATCAGGAATGATGATGGTGCTCTCAGACTTAAAGCTGGGTTCAACAAGAAGCCAGTGACCCATCATATCGATAGAATCAAACGTGACGGTCTTATCGTTTAGACGACAGATCATGTCAGCCTGATGCAACAGCAAGACCAGTTCATTGTCGATCTTAAATGACGCATTGACTTGCTGGGAGCCATCAATCTGATAGATGTAGACCTCACCAACCTTGGCATAGATCTCCTTGACAGTGCCGTCTGGATACTTACCAGAACCCACCGCCACACACTTTCCGTGGACATGAGTCTTGGAACGGCTTTCTGGAAGGGCAAGCTTTCCTTCGTAGGCCTCTTCAGTATTGATGATGGCAATACGTTC